TTTTACATGCGCCCGGTTGAGGCGATCATCGAGGAAATCAAGTACCTGCACAATTACCACGATATTAACCACTTTCAATTCAGCGACGAACTGCTGATGGCCAGCAAGGCCAGAACGGAGGAGATATGCCAAGCAATTTTAAAATTACCTATGAAAATCAAATGGGATTGCAATGGACGTTTGAATTTTGCAGTACCGGGCTTGCTGAAGTTGATGAAGAAAACTGGCTGCGAGTACATAAACTATGGGATCGAATCTCTGAATCAGGATATGCTCAACAAGATGGGAAAAGGACTGACCCTCGATCAGGGAGTGGAGGAGACCCTAAAAGCAAAGATCTCTCCTGGCCTGAATCTCATATGGGGCTTTCCCGGCGATACCCCAGAGAACCTACACGCAGCGGTGGACTTTCTGAAGAAATACGATCCGTGCCACGAACTAAGGACGATCCGCCCGGTGACACCATACCCTGGGACCAAGTTGTACCAAAAAGCGATAGATGACGGTCTTGTGGAGGGTCCGGAGGACTTTTACGAAAGAAAGCACCTGAATTCAGACCTTATAGCGGTAAATTTCATGGATATTGGCACGGATGAGGCGCATCGGGCGCTATTAGCAGCAAACAACGAATTGATAATGAATTGGCACCAGACCATAACACAGCGCATGAACTTCGCGGCACACAAGTTGTATTTAGACAATGACACATCATTCAGGGGGTTTAGAGCAGTTTAATCTCCGCAGGATAGGGAGGTATGACATGGACAGAATAACCGACAGGGACTACACCCAGCCGGCATACAGGATCACAGGAGGTGACAATAATGCTATCGGGACTTTCGGCAATCAACATCGAACTTACCAGCCGGTGCAACAAGGCCTGCGCTATGTGTGGCCGCCGGAAGATTGAAAAGCAGCACCCGGAACTGGCAAACTGGGGGGACATGCCCCTGGACCTGGTGTACTCACTGGCCAAGCAGATACCGCACGGCGTATTTGTCCAGCTGCACAACAGCGGCGAGCCGCTGTTATACCCGCACCTGATGGACGCTTTGCGGTCCCTTACAGGCCTTTACCTGGGCCTGAACACCAACGGAAAGCTGCTCATGGAACAAAACGAGGCTATCCGGGCGCACCTGTCAACGATCACCGTCAGCGTCATCCCGGATGACCCGGACGGCGATGAGCAGTTGGAAATCGCCAAGCGCTTTCTGGACTACGAGGTGCGGCCGCTGGTAGTATTCCGCCTGCTTGGCATGATCAATTTTTCCCGGGCCACTATCCTGCGACACCTGGCGGAAGACTACCCCAAGACCATCATCTGCCACCGAATCCTGCACGCCCCAGAGGGCAGCCACGACTACGAAAAGCCTGTTACCATCCCTGAAATAGGCGTGTGCCTGGAGATGCTGCACAAGCTGGCCGTGGACCGCTTTGGCAACGTGTATCCGTGCGTCAGGTACGACCCGGAGCGCAAGAACCTGCTCGGAAACCTGAACGTGCAGAGCCTGGCCAGCATCTGGGCCGGGGGCGTCCGGGCTCAGTGGGTGAGGTGGCACATCGAGGGGGAGCGTAATCGGGTGCCTTTGTGTCAATCATGTGACTTTTGGGGGGTGCCGAGGGGATGACTGGAAAACGTGTCCATATAGGAAAAAATATAATATCAAGAAATACTGGAAAAATATACAACACAACGAAAAGAAATAGCAGAAAAGGCAAGATAAAAAATAATAAAAGCGACACGATTTATTATTATTTTGATTGCTTATACTGTAATGGTTTTTGGGGAGATTTCAAACTTAGGGAGGATGTAGACATAAACATCGGGTTTTTATGGTACTTTCAGCATCTTATAGATAACGGCAAAATAAAAATGATTAAACCAGGTATATGGATGTGCGCTGAACATATCCATAAATTCTATACAAACATAGGGATAACAACAGCATGAAAAACACCGACCTAAAGCAGGCGTACAGGTGGTGGCGCCAGTGTCTATGTGTGAAAAACATGCTTTATAACAGTCCTGCTGCATATAATCGGTTACCAGGACAGCCACGCCCGCCCCAATTAATAGAAATATGCAAATCAGCATCTATTGCTTATAGAGAGCTTATCGCTATGCTGGAGGATTTATGAAAAACACCAAACGCGGGGTCAGTGCCATCAGGTGTCCATAAGAAAGTACCGGCCTGGTGGCCGCACGGAGTAGGACTCAAATCGGGCAGTGCGGCCCCGCATCTTAACAGGAGGAACCATGAAAAACACCGACCTAAAGCAAACTTACGACACCATGCACAAAACCGGCAAGAGCGCCTGGTTTGACGATGGCCAGGAAGAACGCAAGGCCATCCTGGAGATGGGACAACCATGGGAAGGCAAGACCGTGCTGGAGATCGGATGCGGCGAGGGGGACCTGCTGAATATGATATCTAATTCTGGTGGGCGTGTTATAGGTGTTGATTATTCAGAAAAGGCGATTGAAAAGGGACGTAAAAAATATAATGGTGTCTTGCCGCTTATAAATGTAAATTATAGAAATATTCGGCAAGAGGATAAAGAATCATCCGAAATTATTGTTATGCAGGGCGTCATGGAACATTTCGATGAACCATTTGCCGAACTTAAATGGATAATTGACAAATTCAAACCTAAGACCGTCATCACATCGATGCCCGGCTTTCTCAACACCCGGGGCATCATCTGGCACACCCTGGACATGCTGGGCGCTGTGATGAGCAAGACCGATCTGCACTTTATTGATCCGTGGGAGGTGGAGCAATTTTGTCTAAAACACTCCTACAAATACCAATATGATTCCATCGACTATAACTGGGGCGAAGGTGACAAGATGATCGAAGACCTGCTTAAACGCATCCCGTTAGCCCTCAAAGATGGCGGTATCACACTGGACCGGATTAAGTTTAGTAAATTCATAACGCGACTGTACGCGCTGCCATATTACACCGCACCCAACCGCATGGGAGGCGCCATAAACATCTACAGGATTGATCTATGAAATGCCCCCAATGCACATCAGAGCGCAGCACGGTGGTCAAGACCACAAAGTACGATGACACGAACCGCCGTGTGCGCCATTGCCCACAATGTAACCATGTCTGGGTAACATGGGAGGTAAATAACAGCGCAATTTGCGTGATAACCCCCACAAAAGAGACACATACCGCTATCTGTCCCTCTTTTTCTTGACCATCCCCGCTTTTCCTCACATGATTATAGCATCGTGGCACAGAACCCAAAGATAACGCCGGCGTTCAAGAAAAAATTCATCAAGCTGCTATCGGAGACAGGTCATGTAAGCAACTGCTGCACCGCCCTAAACGTATCCCGCAACGAAATGTACATCCACCGTGGTAAATTCCCCAAGTTCAAAGAAGAATGGATCAAGGCCCTGTCACACGCCGTCGAGCTGTTAGAAGATGAAGCATGGCGCCGTGCATTTGAGGGCGTAGACCGGGATGTCTGGTACAAGGGGTGCGTGGTGGGCACGGAAAAGCACTATTCAGACACGCTCTTGATGCACCGCTTGAACGCCGAGCGCCCGGATAAATATCATTATCGGCAGCAGGTTGACGCAAACGTCACGGCGGAAATAACAGTCAAGGTGGTTAAATTCTCTGATGGAGATAACAATCCCAAATAACTGGACGCCCAGGGACAACCAGCGGCCCATCTGGGACTACATGGAAGGCGGAGGCCTCCGCGGTCTACTCGTCGCACATCGCCGATATGGCAAGGATGACATCGGCCTGCACTTCACCGCCACCCAGTGCGTGGAAAAGCCCGGCAACTACTGGCACATGCTGCCGGCCTACACGCAGGGGAAAAAAGTAATTTGGAACGCTGTCAACCCAAAAACACAGATGCGGCGCATAGACGAGGCATTCCCGCCCGCGCTTAGAGTCCGCACGAACAACACCGAAATGCTGATTGAGCTCAAAACCGGGGCAGTCTGGCAGATAGTCGGCTCAGATAATTACAACTCGATTGTCGGAGCACCACCTCGTGGCATCGTGTTTTCCGAGTGGTCACTTGCCAACCCAATGGCGTGGCCCTATTTAGAGCCCATCCTGGAGGAAAACGGAGGATGGGCTTTGTTTATTTACACCTCCCGGGGCAACAACCACGGCCGCACGTTCTATGAGAACGCCGTGAAATCTGAAAACTGGTTTGGCTCCAAGATCACCGCACACGAAACCGATGTGTTTAGTGAGGAGCAGCTGATCCGTATCAGAGACGGCCTGATCGGCAACTACGGCGAGGAACTGGGCCGGGCCCTGTACGAGCAGGAATATGAATGCAGCTTTGAGGGCGCCACGTTTGGAGCCTATTTTGCCAAGCA